CTTCACCGCGCTACCGCCCGAATGGCGAAACTGGTAGACGCATGGGACTTAAAATCCCCCGCTCGTAAGGGCGTGCCGGTTCGATTCCGGCTTCGGGCACCATGAATATCAAGGGCTTGCATGAGATACCTCATGCAGGCCCTTATTTCTTTGCACCGCAAAATAAAAAGTCTGCTCCGCAACTCGCGACCGCTGGTCATTTTGTAGGCGTAACTTTCATGCCTTTTCGCATGCGAATGTAGTGCTCTGTCATGCCCACAGTGGTGTGTCCAAGTTGATCACGCGCCGCACGTATATTGCCGGTTGATTCTTCTTTATCTGTTGCTGCCTTCGCTCTTAAATCGCGCATCTGAAAGTCAGCTTTCTCAATACCGGCGGCTTCGCGGGCGTCATCAAATCGTTTTCTGAGCATGCTGGTTGTCATTGGCTGGCCATTTTCCATGACCACCAAGCGAGTGGAGCGAATTTTGTACCCGGCCTTGCGCGCCAGAATTCGATCAATCACTACCTTCAACTCACCGACAATCTCGATCCGTCGCTTTACGCTGGTTTTCCCCTGTTGAACGGCTAGCTGGCCGTCGCGGATATCACGCTCGTCCATTTTTAACGTGTCCGCTATGCGCTGGGCGGTCAGATAGAACAGATCCAGGGCATCACGAAGAGGGTGCTCGGCGTGCTCATATACCTTCAGCAGTAATTCATCCTCGACATAAACGTCCCGTCCCAGCTCTTTATTGCCTTTTACACCTGAACAAGGATTGGCCAGGGCGGTGTAACCGCTCTGGCGGGCGAAATTCCAGATTGAGCTGAGCAACGCCTTTTCTCGATTTGCCCGGACAGGCGCCGTCTTTGAGCGATACCGCAAATACTGCCTGACATGCAGTGGCTCAATGGCCTCAAGCGGGGCAGGTGGGTCATTGAAAAACACCAGTAGCTGCTTCAACTCGCGGGCATTATCCCTCTGTGTCGCCGGTGCCTTTGTCGGGACAACTTCTTCCATATAAAGATTGGCTACGTATTCGAGGGTCAGAACCGTCCGCACCAGGGCAACGGAAACCCGGCTTTTCTCAAGCTTGGCGTATTCGAGGATGGCCAGGCCATAGTCTGAACCCAGTGGGATTTCACGGCGCGGCTTGGAGCCGGTGTCGTAGTAGTAATAAACCGTCCCACTACGTTGTGTGCGCTTGCGGAGTCTTGCAATGCTGTCCGGTTTTGATGGTTTTCTTCCCATTTAGATGGCTTTCCTTGGCTGCCAGGTACCTGGCTCCGATGATTGACTCTGTTTGGGGTCCAACAATGCAGATGTCGTTACACAAGGCCATCCATTGCGCTTGATCGTGTGTCGGACGCCGTTTTTGCGCAATACAGTCAGCTGCCCTGCCTTTGTTCGGGCGGCAGTCAGTTCGCAGACTTGTTCATGTGTCAGAAACTCAATACTGCTCATAACTCGCCTCCGTGGCGAAAAGGTCCATAGGCTGATGTATCAGGGCAGCGGATAGACCGCTTTCCTTATCGTTGGGTCAGGCGCTTTTAAAAATCCAGCAGCGCACGGTCATGGGTTTATTGAACATCGCGTTGCCTGCAGCCTGTGAAGCGCGCACAGCGCTATAGGAGGCCTTATTGGACTCCAGCCATTTGCGGCTGCGGCTGTTGACCAGCAGCGTGCGCAAGGTCTTCAGGTCGGCCAGGTTCTGCCGGTGCACGCTGGCCAGCTCGGCGAATTCGTTGAGGTTGATGGCGATCAACGTGGGATCGGTGCTGTGATTTACCTGTGGGCCTTCACCCAGGCTTTCGAGGTAGTCGAAAACCTCCCAGAACTCAGCCACCAACGGGTGATCCGCGCTGATCGCGGCCTGACGCTCAAGGGCCATGACCGTCAGCGCTTGTTGTGTCGTCACCACCAGGTTCTCATCCAGCGAGCACACCAGGCGCAGGCAATCCACCAGGGCCATCAACTGGCTGTGATTTTTGATGATCCGCTCGACGCGAATTTCCTTGAGCGTGCGCAGCTGCCGTTCATGAACCAGCACGCGTTCGGCAAATCTGGTCATCACCTGCGCCTCTGCGCGCACGGCCAGCAGCAGGAAGTGGCTCAACTGTTCAACCGGGATCAGGTTCAGATTGTCAGCGGCCGCACGGCTCTCCGTGGTGACTTCTGGACGCGCAAAGTGCGATTTGATAATCCGGGTCAGGATGGCTTCTGAGGCGTTGACATCGGCGTTCTGGCTGATCGCAATGGCGCCGCGGAACGGCGGTTCGTAGGTCTCGTTACCGCTGGTCTTCATACCCTTGGTGCCGAGCGTGCCGCCGCCGTAGAAGTCTTTCAGCTCGTCCCAGTCGAAGCCCTTGGCATGCGCCTTGTCCGGCTCATTGCGGTCACCCTCGATCAGCACCACCGGCATGTTCGATACCTGGCCCATGGCGCGCTGACGGCCGGCACGGGTCGATTTCGATGGGTCGAAACCCTCATGCTCCCGGCCCAGCAGTTTCCACAGGAAGGTTAGCAACGTGGTCTTGCCGGCACCGGCTTCCCCCGTGACCTCGAGGAACGGAAACGACTTGTACTGCGCGCGGATCTGTTCGGCGAACAGCGAGCCGAACCAGAATGCGAGTGCGATGATGCCCTTGGCGCCAAAGCACAGCCACAGCATCGGCAGCCAGTCGCTGCGGTACACCTTGCTGTCGCGCTGGATGTGCATGGCGATCGACTTCTGCAGCGTCTTGAGCCGCAGCTTGCCGAACTCGAAAAAGTCTTCCTTGTTCACCTGGCTGACGATGCCGCCGCGAACGGCAAGATCGCCGAACACGTAGCAGCTGTGCTGTTTGCTGTAGCCAATGAAATCGATGGTCTCCACGGTTTTCAGGCCGAAGAGCTGGTCCTTCATGATTTTGTCGAGCTGTTGGCCACTGCCGGTGAAAACCGCGCCGGCGGCCATGCTGAGCAGGCGCTTCTTGAACTCGCTGGCGGCGGCGACCTGGCCACCGGTGAAGGTGTTTTTGACGCTGCCGCTGTCGTGTGGGAAGTCGACGCGGAAGTAGTACCAGGATTCGTCGGTGACTTCGTTGCGTTGGAAGTACAGCGCCTGCGGGTAGCAGTTGGCGATTTCCACCACACCGCCGCATTGGCGCAAGGCTTTTTGACGGCGCTGCTTTTCATTGAGTAGCTGGTCTTCGTGACTGGTGGATGTCTCCAGCGCCTGCATCGCCTTGTTGAATTTCTCCAGGTCCATCTTGAACCAGTACAACCGACTGTCGAAGCCGAAGTGAAATTCATGGCGCTCGCGCCAGTCGTACATCAGTACGCCTTTCTCTGACGCACTTTCAGCGATCAGGAGAGAGCCGTAGTAGCGAGCAGTGGTCAGGTCTTTTTCGACTTGCTCAATGCGTTGGGTTTGGTCATCGATGAAGTTCCAACGCTGGTGCAGGTCATTCCAGTCAACCTTGCGACTGTCCGGTTGGGGAATCTGCGCCGCCTCGCACTCATAGCCCAGGGCACGCGCCTGTCGTACCCAACGCTTGGTGTACTTGTGCGCCCCCGGCTCGTTATCCAGTGCCCACACCAGCTTGGGCAACTTGCCGCCCCGCAACCGAGACAGCTCTTTCAACGACTCTTCCGGAAAGGCACCGGATGACATCGCCGACACCGCCGCAATGCCGTTATGCACCAGGGCAATGGCGTCAAAGATCCCCTCGACAATCCACAGCTCTTTGACGTCCAGCAGTTCAACACAGGACGGGCACCACCAAACACCCCGCGGGCTGTCACCGAACTTGAACCGCGCCTTCATCTTTCCAAAGCGGTGCGGTCGGTCGATCAGCCGCTCCCAGTACCCGCCCTTGTCCAGGGCAAAGCGCACCGTCGCACTGCCGGCATTCAATTCGACGGAGAAATACGTTTCCTGGGTGAACCAACCCTGAATCAAATCCAGGCGAAAGCCGCGCGCAAATTCCAGATACGCCCGGGCCGTTGCATGGGGATGCTGTACGGTCGCCGGCGCACGTTTGCTCCAGTCGTCGAACAGGTCTTCGTAGATCTCCTTCACATGCCAGGTCTGGCCACACTTGCCCCGGCCGCAGCGGATCATCCACGGATCATCGTGGAAGGCGTACAGCTCCTTCTTCTTGCACGCCGGGCATTCGCCTTCGCGCATGTACCTGCCGGCCTTGTGCTTGAGGCCGTAGTCAGCCTGGAGCCGTTGCAGAATGTCGGCGCGTAAGTCGTGTTTCATGGTCATCGGGGCTTACTTCACTTCGCCGAGGCTGTATTTGAGGGCGCCAATCAGGCGTTTCTGTGCGGCCATCACCGGGAAGGCCGCGAGCAACGAGCCATGTCGCAAACCCTCGGGCACCAGGCGAAACCGATCGTCGTACCAATGCTCGTTGAACTGCATCGCGTACTGGCCGCGTAGCGTTTCGAGCAACGCCTCGGCCTGCGAACGGCTCAGTTTTGCGGTGATGGCGACGTCGATTTCCATGGTCCACCTCGGATTATGGGCAAAGCTCACCCAAACCCACGGGAAGCGGGGCAGGGCGGGAGTTTTAGAGAGGGCTTACTGAGGGTGTTGCTTGAGCGCGGACGCGCGCTGGGCGAGCAAGGTCTGCGGCAGCAGCCTTGCCGGGACCGGGTAACGCAGGTCTGCCCGCGTGTCGATCAGGTGCACAACGGTACTACCAGGGGAATTGCCCCAATCCACACCGATCCACTTGCGCTGGTTGATCACCTGCAACTCGGTCCAGGCGTTGTGCACCAGCTGCTGCGCCAGGAACACCGGCACCTCCAGAGCGGTGGTCATGTGCCGCACGCAGTTGTCGTACAGCAAGTCGGAATCCACCAGGTGCTGCGCCTCATGGCGTTGCAGATAGGCGAACGCCGCCCGCTGCATGCTGCTGCGATAGTCGTGATCAAGCTGTTCGTGGTTCATTGCGCACACTCCATTTCCATTTGGTCGAGCAGGTCGGGTTGATCGTTGGCGGTCTTCATCGCGGCGCGGCGCAGTGCAATGTCGGCGACAGGCAGGCGCACGGCTGGGTTGGCCATGCCGCTTGGGCTCATCTCGTGAGTCATTTCGAACTGGGCACGCACCGACCAACCGCAGGCCTCATTGGTGCATTGCAGATAGGCCACACGCAGGAAGATGTGGGTGCCTTCGCTGGTGCGGATGCGCATGCGGCTGAAGCAGTGGGGGCAAACGAGTTTGTAGGTGCTCACCTGACAGCCCCCCGAGCGTGCAGCTGGATGGTGGCCAGCACCTCGGCGTAGCGAGCGGACATGTAGTTCATCAAGGCTGTGATAATCGCCTGGGCCTCATCGGGTTTGATCACCCCGTCGTCCAGGGCCGCAGCAATAATCTGATCAACTTTGCCGCGCTTGGCGGCCGCCTTGACTGACCGGTTGTATAACTCGACATTGTCCAGGTCTGCCGCAGCGGTCAGCGGAACAAATATGCCGCCGTATTTGGCTGCGATGTAATTCGCCAAATAGGCAGTACCCGCAATCTGCTCAAGCCGGTGAATGTGGTCGTCGCTCAGGGGGCGACTGCCGGCACTCTCATAGGCCTGGTTATCGAACTTTTTCACCGGCATACCCAGTTCGGCAGCGGCATAAAGGCGACCGCCTGGGTAAGCGCAGATAACGGCGCTGACAACATCTTTCCGGTTGGCTAGAACTGGGCGTTTCATCTTCTGGTTTCTCCTTGGCATCACTGCCTCTACAGTTGATTCACAGCCTCAGTTACATCAAGTAGCTCAACGGGATCCACAAGGATGCCGGGCAGCACTTCCTTCCCAATCAACTTTGAAATATCACGCAGGATGCAGAACGAGAGCCGCCCTCGTGGCAGCGTGTCGTGGCCGGCCCAGCGCTGGACAACTTGCGTCACTGTCCGCGGCTCGTAGCCGTGGCTGAGGGCGAATTGGCGGAAGTTGCTACCGTGCTCGATCAATCGCGCCTGGATATGGCGCTTTTCCATGGCTTGGCTCATGGTTGATGTGTCCCTACTTGGTTAATATGTACCCATATGACGTCATGATAGGCACCCAATTGGAAATGTCAACGAGCAAAGATGTTCAAATGGAGACTTCTCTGCGCCTAAGAGAGGCGATCCAGGCGAAAGGCCTGAAGATCAAAGACGCTGCGGAGATATGCGGGATTCCTTATCGTTCACTTCAAAACTACACCCTTGGGTTGCGTGAACCCGGGGCGGAAGCATTGCGTACGATAAGTTCCCGATTGGGTGTTTCTTCTGACTGGTTGCTTACGGGTGAAGGGACTATGTTTCGCGGTGTTTCGGCGGATGAAGCTGGTGTTTCCGCAGAAAATACTCAGGAAAAGGCCATGCTTGAGCTCTTCCGCTCCCTGGGAGAGGCAGGAAAGCGAGAAATCCAGAGCGCCGCCGAAGAAAAAAAACGCCTGATGGACGTAGAGCAACGCCTCAAGGATCTGACCGAAGCCCTTGCCGATTCTAAAAGGCCAGCATAATCTGTACCCATTAAGAACGGATCAGTCAGACAGGGACGGCGATTTTCCACTTGCCAAAGCCCGACGACAGGGCTGGTGAGACTGCCGACAGGCGCTACCACGACATAGGGACGTGATTCATGCTCGATGCATCTATTACTACTGGCTTATTGTCATTTATCGATCTAACAACTGGTTTCGATGACATCCGGAATGTCGATAAAAACTCAACCGTTAAGTCGGCCATTTCGCGTGCCCTCGGAAAATTCAAAGATGACTTGCCGGGGGTGGATGGCAATTCAAATTCGCTCGTGTTTTTTACTTTTAACTGAGTTTAACAATGCTCCAATTTATTCGGAGCCAATAAGATGCAAGGTTGTTTGATTTTGTAGATGGGGATCTAATATGAGTAAGGCCGAGCTGCTAGTAAGAAATTTAAAATCCCGCGCTGGTATCAATGTTGCGCAAAATATTCTGAGGACGGCTAAGCTACCATCTGCTAAAAGCTGGACGGCGATTGAAGCTATTATCATTCAGGCGATTGGAAAGAATCCAAAGCTGTATGATTCACTTGTTGATGCGCTAAGTGTTCAATTGGTCTGTGATTTGAAGGCTACTTCGTATTTTTCCATCGATCCAAGTAAAACCTTGGCAGTGAAATCTGTTCTTCAGAAAGTAAAATTGCACAAAGGTGAGATGCTCGATGCATTTCCTTTGTCTGTCACGGCAGCGCAACTAAAGCAAGATGATGGCGAGCTAAAAATCGTGCACTCGTTTTCTGACGCTTTTGGTGTTGGTATTATTTACTCGCGCAAGCGTGTATTCACCATTAGTGAAGAGTATGAACGCGATAAATTCACAGCACCTATGCTCAAGCAGTTTCCAGAGCACGATAAAATAGTAGCTATCAAGCACTATCATCATCAAACATTTGACGTTGTTTATCTCAATATTGAGCATAATGTTATAGAGCTTCGTGCGGATATTACGCGGAGTGATGTACTGGTGCAAACAGTTAAACAGCAGGAAAAGTCGATTGATGATCTGCGTAAAAAAGCGCAGCTGCTTTTCTTTAGTGAGCTCAAGGAAAAAATTTTCGAGTCTCCGAAAAATTTATTCCCCTTGATCAAGAAGATTTATGCAGATCCGGCCGGTGCGATCAAGAAATTAGGCTTCTCAACAGTTAGTGGGTCGATTAAAACGGAAACTATGAAGGGTGGTGTCGATTTGCGACAGGAGCCATTCCATTTAAATGGTGCTAAAGCAATTAATCATCAAATGACACTGTTTGAAGTCGCAATTATCTGGCATCGAATTGATATTGATAGCGTCAATACTAAACCGGAACTGTATGTGCCAGGAACACATCAGAACTCAGTTTCACTTGATCCTCGGTGTGACTTTGCTATACTCAAGGGAATTCGCTCTAATTGCGATTCTAATTTTGTTCTTAAAAAGATAGCGTCTTTTTCCAAATGATAAATATCGACCGTTTATACGAAAAAATTCAAGTCGAGACAACGCCTCTCGGGCTGGATGGTTTTTGTTATAAATTGGTTGAGCTTGTTATGAAATCTGCGATTAACCATCCAGCTTATACTTATGCAGCATTAACTGAAGCGTTGGATGGTTGTGCAATTGAGGATTTACAACGAGCTTTAAATTATTTGAAGGCATCTCCTATCAATTTGTTTGCACAGCAGTATCAATATGTGGATGCTGATGGTGTTCCACATGATATAAGTAGAGAAGACTTGCAGGCAGCCATGCTGGATAATGCGTTAAGTCACCCTGAGCATGGCTATTTGGATCCTGATTTTAAAGAGCGCGTATATATTTTGTATGTCGCCGATAAAACGGTGATTCAGCTATGAATTTGAACAATATCTTACAAATGCCGGATGGGAGTGTAGTCAAGGTCTCTTTTCTTCAAGAAATAGCCCAGACATATGACTCTTTTTGCGATTTGGTAGAGAATAAAGTTTTAGACATAGCATTGGACTTGGAGCGTAACAAGCCCCTTTATCACGAGCTTGGTGAGGATCAGCTTACCGGTATAATAGTTATTTCGCTTAAAGCTGCTGGTTTCGACGCGGATCACGATACTTTTAGAAACGGTCATGTTGATCTTCTAGTAAAAAATGGTCGATATGAGTGGATGGGAGAGGCGAAGCTTGATAACGGTCCCGCATATTTGATGGAAGGGTTTCGGCAATTATCGGATCGTTACACTGATGGTAACCCCGCTAGCAGTAGAGGGGGGTTGTTGATATATACTCAGAAGCAAAATAAAGTGACTTTCATGGACGGTTGGCTGGAGCATGTCGGCGCGAATTATGAGGTTCCCGTCGCCTGCACGGAGCGGTGTTCTGAAACTTTAACGTCACGTACTATGCATTCGCACCAATCTACTGGTGTAGATTACAGGGTTCGTCATATTCCAATATCACTTTATTATAAGCCTACTGATAAGAGTGCTAGAAATAGCGCTAAAGGAAGCTCGGCGAAAAGATCCAAGGCAGCGGTTAAAAAACCTGCAAAAAGTGCGAAGTAGTTTTTTTGATCGGCTCCAGTACTAACCTACCCGGAGCCGTTGTATTTCTCGATCTATGGCCCGTTTAGCGCTTCTTTCATTCGCATATAACCATCGCAACCTCCTCGGTTTGCTTTGATCCCCAACCACCATCGTTTTTTCTTTCCCTGTCTTCTTGTCGCGGTAGTACGCAATGATCCCCGTAAAATCACATTTACTCTCTTCCGCCAAACCCTCAACCGTATCCTCCGGCAACTTGCTCTCCAGCTCCAGACTGACGGTGTAGCCATTGTCGGCGCTGAGGATGTGCTGCACATTCCCGCCATACCAAATGATTTCATCAATCTCAGACTTCACCCCCTGGAGCGTATAGGTCAGTTCAGGGATCAAGTCCGGTCGCCCCATGGCCAGGGTGTAGCTGAGCGTCGCGCTGCCACGTTGCAACCGGTTGAACTCAGCCCGAGCAGCACGCAGGGCGGACTGGCGGTCGCTGTAAGTATGCCGCAGGTCCTTGAGATTCTCCCCACCGCCGGCGATGGCTTCCTGTTTCTTGGCGCTGTTCACGTCGTAGAAGTAGGCCCGCACACCGTCATAGCTGTCGCGCTCGGCATGCAGGTAACGGTGCTGGTCGCCGTCGGCGCGAGTCAGGGTGATGTGGGGCAACTCGGCCCCGCTGGCGGTCTTGCCGCCGCCCGCCGGCAGGCACAGCAGGCAACCAGCCTTGACGGTGACCACCGCATCAAACTCTTCACCAATACGGCTGAGCAGGTTGGCATCAGATTCGTTGGCCTGGTCGAGCTGCAGGATGGGCAACCCGTCCAGGGCGCCGGCAATGGTGGCGGTCAGACCGTTGCCCAGGGCAATGTCGCCCAACACGTCGCCGAGTGTTGTGTTGCTCCAGCTACGCTCGCGTTTGGCTTTCAACCCCTTACGCAGGTCCGCCGAGCGGGCGCGGATGCTCAGCACGTCTGGCGCGCCACTGTGTTCGGTTTCGTCAACGGTGTAGGTGCCTTTGTCGACCAGGCCGGTATCACTCCAGCCGAGCCATAGCCTAATCACCGCACCCGTGGGTGGGATGGCCAGCAGGCCGTCGTGGTCGCTGAGGGTTATGCTGAGCTGGTCGGCCTCTATGCCGCGGTTGTCGGTTAGGTCCAGGCTCATCAGCCGTGGGCTGATCAAGTGAGCAATGTCATTGCCATCGACGGTGATGCGAAACGCCGGTACCGGGTAGGCGGCATCCCGTCGAAAACGCTCGGCGCTGTCGCTCAGGAATCCGGTGACACGGGAGAGGGCGGCATCGATCACAGTAGCGATCTCATGATGCCAACACCTGCACGGGTGCCAGCGCCGATCAGGTCGATGCGGTCGTCATCGATGCGCTTGAGGGTGAGGGTGAACTCGATGCGCCGTGGCGTGCCATCGCGGAAGAAAATTGTCCTGGTCTCGCTCAGGCTCTCGATGATCCACAAGCCGTAAATACGGCCGCTGCCTTCGACCATGGGCCAGGCTTTGCCGGTGTTGGCCATCAGGCGCAGGGCGTCGAGGCTGAGGGCGCTGCCGGCGAGTTCGGGCAGGATGGTGCCGGGGAGGGTGATGGCGTCTTCTCCACGACCGGTGAACTGCCTGGCCGGTGCCGCGCCAATGCGGTTGTTGCTGGCGTGGCGCCATTCGGTTTGGCGTTGCAGCTCCTGGTAGGCAGCAGTGGAGAGGCTGAAGACGAACATGCCGAGGGCCAGCATCATGGTTGTTTACTCCAGGTCCGACAGTCTGCTGCGCGTGCGTGCGCCTTTTTCACGCTCGATGCGGGTGAGCTCGGTGCGTACGGCACGGGCAATGGTTTGTGCATCCATGCCGGGGGTGGGATGAATGTTGATCTCGTAGTTGTCGTGGCTGTCGTAGGCCGGCGAAGTCATGCTGCTGATCGGCGGTCGATCATCGATGGCAAGGGCGGGCATCGAGGCGGTACCGAGTGCCAGGGTTCCGGCAGCGGTGAGTTGTTTGCCCATGCGGGCAATGGCGTCGAGCGGGCCTTTGGCACCCCCTTCCAGGCCGAGGGTCAGGCCCGCCATGGTGAAACCACCCAACTCAGTAAACACCCGCGAAGGGCTGTGGATATCGAGCTTTTCCTTGAACCAGCCAATGGTCGAATCACCGATTGAAGTGATGGCGCCCTTGATCTGGCCCAAGCCGGCGAACAGCCCGTTGACCAGGCCGTTGACGATCATATTGCCGAACTCGGTAAAGCGGCTGGGCAGATCCACGCCCAGGTAACTGAGCACGCCGGCGAACGCCTGGTAGATCAATCCGATAGGGCTGAAGTTGGCCAGCGTCGTGAGGATGCCGCCGATTCCGCTGCTGAAGCCGGCTTTGATTTCGGCCCAGGCGCTGGTGAAGTACAGCTTTACCGCGTCCCAGTTTTGGTAAATCAAGTAGGCCGCGCCGGCAAGGGCGGTCATGGCCAGGCCAATGGGGTTGAGCATCAGCGCGCGACCAATCATGAGCAGAGCCTTGCCGACAAAAGGCAACACGGTTTTGCCTAGTTTCCATAGCAGTCCTATCAGGCTGGGCAGTCGAATGCCCACTTGAGCGAACATCAAGCGCAGGGCGGCGAAGGGCAGCAGCACGCTCGCCACGGTCACCAGGAGCGCACCAATGGCCATGGCCAACCCGGCCACAATAGCGACGGTTTTGACCAGCCCCGATGCGAGTCCGGGGTTTTCCATGGCCCATGTTTTGACGCCGCGAACGATGTCAATGACCGACTGCACCAACCCCCGCAGCGGGCCATCCTGCTGTTCTTGCAGTTCGATACCCAGGTCTTGCCAGGCACTGCCGAGCGTGGTCAGGTCACCCTTGAGATTGTCAGCCATCACCTTGGACGTTTTGGCTGCCTCGCCTTGGGTCTCGCGCAGGGTTGCAATGAGTTTTTGCAACTCGCCGATCCCGGCTTGCTCCACCAGTTGCGCCATGCCTTTGACCGCTTCTTCGCCGGCGATGGCTTTGAACAACCCACCTTTTTTCGCAGTGCCCAGATTTTTGGTTTTGTCGTAGATCTCTTTGAGGATGTCGGGCATTTGCCGCAGATTGCCGTTGGCATCGGCGGTTTTGATGTTGAGTTGTTCAAGGGCCTTTTGCGCTGCTTTGGGTGGCGCGGCCAAACGGTTCATGATGGAGCTGAGCGCGGTACCACCCATGCTGCCCTGCAACCCCGCATCACCCAGTTTGCCCGCCATCGCGGCCGCCACTTCCAGTTCGACGCCGTAGGTTTTCGCCATGGGCGCGGCATATTTCATGGTGTCGCCAAGCATCTGCAGGTTGGTGTTGGAGCGCGTGAAGGTGCCCACCAGCACATCGCCCAGTCTGTCCATCTGGTCGGCCGTCATGCCCAACCCGGACATGATGTTTGAGGCAATGTCGGCGGTTTGTGCCAAGTCAGCGCCACCAGCTGCCGCGAGGTCGAGCATGCCAGGCATGGCGGCTTTGATGGCTTTAGGGTCGAAACCCGCCATGCCGAGGTAGCCCTGAGCATCGGCAGCCTGGCCGGCGGTGAACATTGTTGAGCCGCCGAGCGCGCGGGCTTGATCGCGCAATCCTTGCAGTTGCTCCGCCTTTTCAGGATCCCCTTTATCCAGTCGTGTAATGGCTTGAACCCGGCTCATGCTGGCATCGAACTCCAGCCCCGGAGCCATCAACCGGGTGCCGGCATACAGTGTTCCTCCGCCGCCGGTAGCCATAACAGCCCCTTTACCCGCCAAGTTGCCAGCGGTTTGCTGCTGGCGTTGATAGATCTGACTGGCTCGGGTCAGGCGTAGTTGTTGGCGCGCCAGGGACTCGAGACGGCGACGTTGAATGTCCATCTGTTGATTGGCCGCACTGATGTCTTGGCGCAGCTGCCGTTCGTGTTCGCCCAGGTTACGTGTCGAAATACCGGTGGTTTGCAGCTTCTGACGCAGCTGCTGGAGCTGCATCGTCTGGGCGTTTTCCTGTTGTTTGAGCTGGTGCAGAGCGCGCTTGGCCTGATCAAATTCCCGAGTCATGGCCCGCGTGGGGTTTTGCGTTTGTGCCAGGGTTTTCCCTAATTGCTGGGCGTGCAGGCGAGCGCTTTCCAGTGCTGCCTGGGTGGAAGCCAGTCCCTGTTTCAGCTCACGGAACCCAGTGACTTGTTTCTGGGTATCGTTAAGGTTTTTCAGCTTGTCGCGAGCCGCTTTGAGTGCTTGCGCCGCTTCCGTTGACTGTCGCTGAATGGCGCGGAGCGGGCGCGTAGCTCGGTCGATGGCATTGAGCAGCACCTGCAGTTTCAAGTCATTGGCCATCAGTGGAACTCCGCACCCTGGCGCGCTCGCGCCAGTCCATCAGTTCTTGCAGGCCCAGCTGGTCCATGTCAGCCGGCGCCCAGTGAAAGACCACGGCCAGATCGGCCATGGCGTCTTCTACGCAACGAGGGAGACGTCCGTCCTCACCGACTTCTGCAACAAAAAACCGGCAATCTTGCTGCCACAGGCGAGCAAGTCGGCCGGGTCCATGCTGGCGGCTTCCGGAGCGGTAATGCCCGGGCTGGTGATGCGCGGCAGGATCTTGATCAGGGTGGCCACGTCCATGTTCAGCAGCTCGACCAACTGGATGCCGCGCAGCTCGCCAGAGGCGGGTTTGCGCAAGGTCAGGCTGGTGAAGTAGCTCTTGCCTCGAACGATGGGCGTATCCAGGTGCACGGTGTTGTCGTCGACCGGGGGCAGTGCTTCGACGGTGTCTTCAGTTTTCATAGGTGGCTCCAGATCTCAGGGTTGACCGTTCTCGGTTGAGTGCGGCGGTACAGTTCAAATGCCAAGGGCGGTGCGCTGTTTTTCCAGCATGTCCACGCCGTTGACCTTCTCGATGAAGTTGAGCAAGTCGATCTCGATGATTTCCTCGTTATCGACGATCAGCTTGTAGTAGGTGCAGGTCGTGGTGATCGAGTGTTCAGTGTCTTCCCCCGGCGCCGCGTCGCCCATCTCGATGGTTTCGTGACGGCCACGCAGGACGACTTCCACGGTGCTGACTTCACCGGTGTCGTCCTGTTGGAACGGGCCAGAGAAACGCAGGCCGATGCCGGCCGCGTTGACGGCGCCGAACTGGCGCAGGGATATCAGGTCCAGGCCGCCGGTCTTCCATTCGAACTGGATGCCGTCGTCGGAGAAGCCCAGGTCAACCTTGACCGGGCCGTTCATGCCTCCGCCGCGGTAGGCTTCCATCTTGCGACCGAGTGGGGGCAGGGTGACTGACTTCACCACGCCAACGTAGCTGTGGGCGTCGTTGAACAGGTTGAGGTTTTTCAGTTTGCGAGGCAGGGCCATGGCGGTGTTCTCCGATACACGGGTCAGCTATTGATCTTGTTGGCGAAGTTGATCAGGTAGCGGTCAGTGATGCGCTGCCGCAGGGTGAGGTCTTCGAGCGGTGGCACGGGCGTGTAGTCGTAGTCGAGGAACAACTTGCCGGCCTTGAGGGTGTCCTTGTCGTTGATGTCTTCCGGGTACCAGCAGCTGCCGCCAATCAGGTAGCCAGCGGCAATCAGCTCGCGAAACTTGGCGTTGATGCTCTCGATCATGTCGCGCACCAGGGAGGGATTCATCGGCTTGTCGATGGCCCACATCTGCGCCTCGGCCATGGTGTCGGCGAGGATCTGCGCGGTGCGCGTGTAATTCTCGAAGGCGAACAGCGGATCGTCGCTGCAGGTGCGGCTGCCCCAGAAGCGGAAACCGCCTTCGTTGATCAGGGTGGTGACTTCGTTACTGTTGAGGTAGTTGGCGTCGGTGGCCGGGTTTTGCAGATCCCAGAACACGTCGGCACTGATCCCGGTGACGCCATTGACGGCGACGTTGGACAAGGTTTTGTGCCAGCCCACTTCCTGGTCAATTTTGGCGCGCAGGCCGAGGGCACGAGCAACGGCCGAGGCCTTCACTGTCGCGCTGGTGGCGGTGTCCCAGTTCTGGAAGTCCGGCCAGATCACCATCACTTCACGGGCGCCGAAGTTCTCGCGGTAGGCGACGGCTTCTTCTTTGGTTTTGCAGTCCCAGGCACTGACGTAGTTGAACGCGCGCAGCTGCTGGCCGATGCTGACCAGGGCGGTGGCCACCGGTTGGCTGTCGAGGCCTGGCACGCCCAGGATGCGCGGCACCATGCCGACTTTGGCCTTGGCCGCGAGCAGTGCTTTCATGCCGGTGTATTTGCCGTCGGCAGTGGTGGTGCCAATCAGGGCGCTGGTGGTTTCCGCCTCGGTGGCGCCTTCTTTGACGCGCACGACGATGGTGTAGGGTTTGGTCTGGTCGGCGATGGCTTGCAGGCTCACCGCCAGGGTGCCTTTCACGCCAGCCTTGCCGACGGCGGTCTGCACGTTGGTCAACAGCACCGGGGTGTCGAGCGGGAAGACGGTGGCGTCGGCGTCGTCGGCGGTGCAGACCAGGCCGATGACCGCAGTGGGGATGGTGCGAATGGGGCGGGTGCCGTCGTTGAGTTCGAGCACCCGCACGCCGTGAAGATAGTCGGCCATGGTTTTGCCTGCGCAGTAAATGAGATGACAGTGCACAGGCTGCCGCGCGCGCGCCGGATGGGCGAGCGCGTGGGCATGTAGGCTTGAGGTTTACAAAGGAATAAGCGGCCGCTTCAGGATGTCGCCGAGTTTGGCCAGCCCTCAGCCACCATTTCATCGCGATATTCACCCGCGTCAATGGCACGCAACAGAGCCAGCTCTCGGTCGAAGCAGGCCTGAACATGCGTGCGAACCGCGGTGGCGATGGCGATCAGTTGAGGTGCCTGAAGCTCGATAAACCCGGCGCCGGTTTTCCAGTTGCAGTGGTAATTCGGGTCGAGGATGGCCGAGACAGCGGCGCCGGCTATCAACGCTTGGCCATCGCGCGAGGTGTCGATGGACCGGCCTTCGAAACGAATGCCCGACGCCTCATGTTTGAAACGCTCATTGGCGACCAATGTGGGTAAATCCGGGGCGGCGACCGGCAGCGGTCGCTTGATGATCTTCCCATCGACCAGCATCCAGACACCGTCGACCTCTTGGGTGATCTGCATCCAAAGGTCTTCGTTGATCTCCATGGCGCGTTGTGGAATGTCGTTGACGCCTCTGATCAGACGGCTTGAGAGAACACCCTCGGAATCGAATGTTACAAATTTCATGTCCACCTCTCAGAACCCAACCGATAGCCAATAGAAAGCGCCTGCCACCTGCGAGGCTGGGCCCGACGCACCAGAACTCACAACCGCCGACGTGAAACTGTTTTTCGTCGGTGCGTGCGTCAACTCGACTGTGTCAGCACCCACCGATGAGTTGATCACCATGGGGACAACGGCGTAGCAGGCGCTCGGATAACTCAACGCAAAAGGCACCGCTGTTGCCACTCCCGGAATGGAGGCATACCCCCATTGCACGACAAAGCCACCCAGCCACGTCGGGAACACCACGTAACCCTGCTGGGCCTTGAGTACCTGGAACCCCCAGCGCAGTTTCTTCGGCGTGACAAAGGTCGCGTCATCTACACCCGAATTGATATGCGACTGAGTCGCCACCCGGGCGATACCCTTGATCGCTTCGCTGGCCTGGATGATCAGTGCGGAGAGGCCGGCCGCAAACTTCTTCGGGGTGACAAATGTTGTGTCGTCGATGCCCGAATTTGTCTGATCTTGCGTTGCGGCCTTGAGGTTGCCTCGGTGCCAGATCTCTTGGAACGGCTGCCAACCTGCTGGCCCGGACAGGCGGCGGAATCCAATAGCGTCAAACGCATAATCAATGACCAGTTGCGTGCCCCAGTTACCACCGGCGCTGCTGAGAGAAGCTTGCAGGACGCTGCCGTAACCGCTGCCAAACCCGGGATGCCCTATGGTCTGCGGTGAGTATCGGTACAGCCCGCTAAATATCGTTTGGTCGCCGGTCATGTCGCCGAACAACTGAGGCCCGTTGACGTAACTGGAACCCCAGCCCATGTAACCCACTTTCGCGAGCTTCCCGGGCGTCCCGTCATAGGGCGTCTTTTGCGCGTACACCTCGATGATTGAAGCGAATACGTTATCGACATAACTGCGAGTCGCGAGCACCACCGCCGGATCTATCTTGAGCGTGATGTTCCCCGCGCTGCTGACGATCAGGTTCATGCGCACAATCTGCGTGCGCCCGGAACCTTGCGACAGCACCGGCTTGAAGCTGGGGGCGCAGTTGGCCACTGCCACCAGGTCGCCATCGGCATCGTACAGGCCGATTTCCCTGATCCACTTTCCGCCTTCATCGGCCGGAATGATTTGTTCAGCGATGATCACCGCCGGATTCACCGGGTCGACCTTGAGTTGGTTCAGCGGCTGGCGCCGCCATTCATTGATCAGCCGGGTTTGCAGGCGATCCGGAACGGGGTCGGTTCCGTTGGCATCACCCACGCCCATTTCGGTGATCAGCCAGGGCCGGCCGAGTGCGTCGGCGTTCGCCTGCTTGGCCTCGCCGACCTGGGTCAGGATGGCGAAAAACTGTGAGTTCGCGTCAATCATGGTAAACGTCCAGGGTGTCTATGGAATGTTCGCGACCGACCACGCCGAAGTGTCCTGTGACCTCGATGTCACGCATCACCGGTGGGTAAACGTCGATGACGTCGCCTTCGTACAGGGCGACGCCGAGGTTCAGGCGGCCCTGAGTTTCGAGGCTAATGGCGAGGCCGGTCAGGTGGCGTGTGAGGGGTTTGGCGTCGTCGATCAGCCAGGTCAGTTCCTGGTACATCTCTTCGGTGATACCGGTGTCCAGTACCCCCACCTTGAGTGCGAAAGTGGCGCGGGGACCGAGCGGAACGGTCTGCCACCACTCGATAATCTCGATCAGATAACCCAGTGGCTCGACCACCCGGCGCAGGGAACCGATGGTGCCCTTGCGCGAATGGATGTAGTACGCCGCGCGGATGGCCGAGCGCTTGGCGGATTCCGCCCATTTGCTGTCCCATCGATCCACTGAAAACGCCCACGCGAGGTACGGCAGCAAGGGCAGGGGGCATTGATCCGGGTTGTATAGCGTGCGCAGGGGAATGGGCACGCGCTGAATCTGGGCCAAGGCCTGGGCGGCCTGTCGTTCCAGCGGTGTCGAGTTCCCGGGCAGCAGCGATTGGTAGGTCATCACTCAACCCCCAGCACCAATTCAATGTGGGTGCAGAACGGCGCCTGGTATCGGGTGGCGACGATGTCCACCCAATCTTCCAGCACGACCTTGCGCACGCCTTCGACGTGCAACGCGGCATGCACGATGGATTCGGAAACCTCCAGCGCCAGGCGCCGCCGTTGATGCACGAACTTGAGCAAACGGGCTTCAGCGGCCGCGAGGATCAGCTCGGTTTCCGGGCCGCTGGTCAACGGGTAGATCCTGGCCTTGATTTGGTAGTGGATGACTTGAGCGCCCTGAACGGACAGGCGATCCGCGACAGGACGGCGGTCCTCATCGCTGAGATAGGCGTTGACCTTGTCGAGCAGGGCCTGCGAGGCGGTGCCATCCCCCAAAACCGATTGCACCGTGACCACGGCTTCGGCCGGCGCCGGGCTTTCTGCGGTCGCGTCGGCGACCTGACCGTCAGCGGATCGAGCGTGAAAGATGTAACTGTTGCGCGGCCCGGCGGTGCTGAGCCCTTCCCATGCCATCTGCGCACGTTCGCGCAGGCTGTCGTCACTTTCCAACTGCTGCGGTATCGGCGGCATAGCCGTTGGATTGCCAGGCTGTATGACCAGCCGTTTGACGTTGTAGTTGGCGGCGAGGTTTTCCAGGTCGGTGCCTTTGGCGAGTGCGAGCATGTTGGCGACGGACGCCTCGTTGACCCGCTGCCGCCACACGGTTTCACGGTAGGCGTTTTCCTCGAGCAATTTGGTCAATGGCTCGGATTCCATTTCCAGGCGAGCAGCAATCTCTTCCTGTTGCTCGGCCGGCCAGAGACTGATGGCGTAGGCCTTGCGCTCGGCGAGGATCTGCTCGTAATCGAGTTGTTCGACGATCTGCGGCGCCGGCAGTTGGCTGAGGTCGATGGCGACGAAGCTGTTCATGCGCTACCCCCCAATTGCAGAGGCACGCTCAGGCTCAGCGGCTGGTTGCTGTCGACCAGGGTGCCTTCAAGATCCAGCGATGCTTGGCCTTGCAGGTTCACCCCGACGAGTTGCACACGGCTCAGGCTGATACGTGGTTCCCAACGCATCAGGGCCATAACGGTGGCGGCGTACACCTGCAAGCGGGTGAAGTCGTTGAACGGTTGATCCACCAGTTCGGGCAGCAGGCTGCCGTACTCGCGGCGCATGACACGGGTGCCGAGGCGGGTGGTCAGGATGTCGGTGATGGACTGGGCAATGTGTTCGACCAGGTTGAGGGCGGCGCCGGTTTCTCGGTTCATTCCGGTTTACCTGTTTTCCCAGGGCCGGACATCACGCCGCCGTGCAGGTGGTTGACCAGGCTGATACCGGCGGCGACCACGTCTTCGGACACTGTGACCTTGCCGGTGATGGTCTGATTGCCGGTCTGGGTGTAGTCGCCCTCATGGGTGATCGGACCGACGATGTGGATGCCGCCGGGGCTGACAATGTCGGTGGTACCGCCTTCTGCCAGCGTGGCGTTCAGGTGGTGGGCGATGCTGTCGTACTCGATCACCGTGCCGTCGCGGTAGGTGCAGCGGTGTAGACCTTCGCGGTCGCCGTTGGCCGGGATGTGGTCGCTGAAAAGGCCGGTCAGGACGAAGCCGTTGCCGAGTTGGCCGGAGGGGCTGAAGAGGATGACTTGTTCGTCGAGGGTTGGTGGACTCCACTCGCGGTCGGCGCCGGCTCGGGGGGCGATCCAAGGTAGCCAAGCGGTGGTCAGTGATCCGGTTTTGACCTGCACGCGTGGGGGCCTCATCTGGACGGCGGTGATGGTGCCGGGGCGGATGAGGTTTTCGATCAGGCGGGCGAGGGTGGCTGAGTCGTTCATGGCGCGGATCATGCGATTGTGCGCAGATGAGTGCATTATGTTGAAACTGTGCAGTCGTGACTTACAAGGTATTTCAAGATAAACGGGAGCTTGCATTAGACTTTTTAGTAAATGGACTATGATGAATCATATATGTGGTGGGTCAGGGCTCGTATGTTGATTTGTGATTTTATAAAAGGGGGTTGGTAATGGATAAGCGCTATCAGGTTTTCGTGAGCTCAACATATACGGACTTGAAAGAGGAGCGTCAAAGCGTAACCCAGACCTTAATGGAGATGGATTGTATTCCCGCAGGTATGGAACTTTTTCCCGCAACAGATGAAGAGCAGTGGGCATTTATCAAAAGTATAATTGATGATTGTGATTATTATCTTTTGATTATTGGTGGTAGGTATGGAACCATAAGTTCTGAAGGGGTAAGTTACACGGAGAAGGAGTATGATTATGCTGTCGAGAAAGGGATTAAGGTTGTTGCTTTAATACATGGGAGTCCAGGTAAGCTTTCTTTGGAGAAGTCCGAAAGCTCTGAGGAGTCAAGAGAGAAGCTTGAGGACTTTCGCAGTAAAGCATCCACCGGTAGACTTGTGAAGTTTTGGCAAAATGGTAGCGAATTGCCGGGGTTAGTTGCGCTAAGTTTATCTAAAACTATTAGGCTGTTCCCTGCTGTGGGTTGGGTTCGAGCGAGCGAAGGTTCTAGTGAGGAACTATTAAAAGAAATAAACCAGTTGCGAAAAGAGAATGATTCGCTGAAGTCGCAGTTGTCGAGCGTTAAAGTTTTGCAGGAGACTGTCTATAGTGTTCCTGACTTGGCGGGGCTTGATGATTTTTTTGAACTGAGTGGTTCGTATTTTAATGGCGTGCGAACTATTGGTTGGGTGGCCTCGGTTACTTGGAAAGAGATATTTTACTATGTGTCGCCTTATTTGATTAAGGCGTACCCTCAAGACTCTGTTAAGAATGTTCTTAGAGTGGCAATTTGTGATCGCGATAATATTAGTACTCGCCTAAATGAGCTGAATGATCAAGTTTTTCAAACGGTGGCCATACAGCTGCAGGCTTTAGGGTTGATAAAAGTCACTGTGTCTAAGTCGACAAGCGGTAAGATTCTTCCTTTTTGGACGCTGACTACTGAAGGGGAAAAAATCATGGTGGAGCTCCGTGCAATAAAGAAAACAGCACCTTTGTCGATTCATAAGGAAGGTATAGAGCGTGTTGGTGTTTCAGAAACGGAATAGTGTCTGAAAATTATTTTACCCTCGAGCGAAGTGAAGGAGTAAGGAGTCGCGGATCAGATCTAGGTCCGCCTTACCAAATCCGAGCAACTCCCGTTGGTCGTATTTTACATCCAGCGCCCCATGTTCGGCACGGTCTTTCAAACCATACTGGTGCACTCGCGCAATTCGCGCAATCCGACCTGTAAACCCAACGCTGATGGCATTACCGTCACCCTGAACTTTCAGAAAGCTAGCCGTGCGAAGTTTCTGGAACATCTGAATCTTCCGCCTCACCCGCCCTTGTTTACCGCGCAGGTTTCGCCGTTTGCGCGGCGCGAACTTGCTGCCGTCCAGATTGCGCTGGGCAATAATTCGTTTTTGCTGGCTGCGGCGCAACGCCTGGCCGATGCTTCGGGCGAGCTTGTTGCGCGATGCAGGTTCAAGTTGCCCGAGCAGACCGGTCGCCCAGTCCTCCAGCGATTCCAGGCGGTTGGTCATTTCGGAAGCACCCACTCGCTGCAAGTACCTTGTGCACCAGGTATCCAGTTAGGGTTGAGAAATGCAGCGGCTCGCTGCGGTTCACCTGGATGACGGATGGTGGTGTTGCCCTGGTCATCCTTATCCACTACCACCCGTTCAGTCAGGGGTAGCGTCAGGCTCAAATCGACCTTGCTGTTGTCCAGGATATCGGCCTCGAACTGGATACCATCAGCCGCCTTGCTCAGGTTCTCCAGCAGTTCGGATTGATGAATGCTCAGCCAGCCGAGCAGCGGCAGCATTACGCTGTCGGGGTGGCCGGCGAATTCGGTGAGGATGACCTGCAGGTCGAAGCTGTATTCGAAGGAAAGCGTTGCAGCGGCGGTGCAGCGGATCTTGCCGTTGTCGATGAAGATCAGCAGCCGGTCGGGGTTGTGTTTGAGTTCGGCCACGGTGGCCAGCAGGTGAGCTTTCAGGCTGTCGGGTTTGTTCATTGATGGGTCTGATGTTGGTAAACCATGTCGACCTGGCTTGCGCATTCAGCCCATGCGGCTTCGACACGATCCTGGTCGGTGAGTTGGTCGCCGTTACTGCGTGGGCTGGTCGGCGGCAGCGTGCAGGGCACCACGGCTGGACAGCCACTGACGATAAGCGTCGGCGCCGGTGAGGGCGGGGCGCTCGCGCAGCCAGCGAGCAGCATCAGGCAAAGGCTGGGCAGCCCAATTGCGTAGTTCGGTGTTTTCACGTTTCAGTGCCTCAATGGTGAGTTCGCGTTTTGCCAGGCCTTGGCGAAGTTGATCTTGCTGAGTGCGCAAAGTGGCTTGGGCGGTGCGTTCCTGGTGCAGGGTGGCGCGCAATGCGTTGGCGTTCGCGAGGTGGCGCTCGGCCTGTTCCCGGGCGTTAGTCGCATCCTGGGTGGCCAGCCTGGTGTCTTGGTTTGCCATGCTGATGCGTAGCTCCTGGCTCCAGACCAACAAGGCGAGGGCCGCGAGCAGGGCGATGCCGAATAGGGCCTGGCGCAGGGTGGTCATGCGCGGTACCAGCCGAGCTTGTTCATGGCCTCGACGTCCAGCTGCTGCACCGGGCCGCGGATGATGATGACCTTGCGGCCCGGCATCTGGACGTACAGCGCATCGCACAGCAGTTCCATGTCGTGTTGATCGCTGCCCGGTGGCACCACCAGCAGCTCACCGTCTTGCACGTTCAAACGTTGTACTGCGTCGAAGTCGATCATGCGGCCACCACCTGACCGCAGCCGCAGTCTTCGTGCCGTTCGTAGGCGCGCTGGAGTTTGATGTCATACAGGTTTCGCTGGTAATCCGGCCCGTTGTAGAGCTTTGCGAATTCGGCCCATTTGCGGCCCTTAAGCGCCTTGTGCAGCACAGGATCGGTCTCGATGAAGCGCACGAACGCGTCGAACTGCTGCGACTCACCCGCGCTCATGGCGGCGACAAAGTCCTGCACGCTGCTGTAGCCGAGGCGTCGCCAGTGGTAGCCCATGATCTGGAACATGCCCCAAGAGGCGGACTCCAATGCTGCGGTGTCGTCGATCAGGCGCGCTGTGGCCAGGCGCTGGTGTTCGGCGCTGCCGCCGGCATAACCACCCGACCTGGGATTGACGATGGCCGGGTTGGTTGCGGCCAGTTGGTCGGCGTGGTGCTTGAGTGCTGCGGCATCGTCGTCTTCGTGCCGCACCTTCGACAGTTGGCGGTACATGACATGCCGCTCGAACAGGATCACCGGCTTGCCGTTGTCGAGGAAGCCGCTGCCTTTCGCTTCGACTTCGTTGATCGCGTAGACGCTGGCCAGCGGCACGCCGAGGCGTTCGGCGGCGTTTACCAGGTCGACGTTTTTAAGCAGCGGTCGGCAGTCAGCGCCAGTGAGTGCGGCCTGTGTTTTGCTGCCGGCGATGCCATCGGCGACCAGGCCGACTTTGAGTTGGTAGGCACGCACGGCGGCTTCGGTGACGTCACTGTAATCGCCATCGATGATCAGCCTGGCGCCGTGCTGGTTGAGGTTCTTTTGCAGGATGCGCACCGCTTGGGAGCGGTCGCCGTGGCGGAGGGTGGTCATAGCTGATCTACCTTGCGAGTGAAGAGCCTTTTCGCCGCAGCACGGGTGCCCTCGACGCCCAGCAAGCCGATGACGCCGCCGAAGAAGGGAGCGGTCGAAGCCGGAATCCCCACCAGCGACAAGCCATGGCTCACCGCAAGGGCCAGCGCACCGCACAGCGGTGCCTCGATCACCATTCGACGCAAGGTGCCGCCGCCGTAGATGACCCGCAGGCCTGCGATGATCAGGGCAAGTAGGCCGGCGTAGAGGGTCGGCCAGTGCTGTTCAAGCCAGGCAGCGAGCCAGGCCCAGGTTTCGTGACGGTCAGGCATGCGTTTCATTCCATGATCCAGGGTGGTTGGGTTCAGGGGCGCGGTGCGGGTGGGTCAGTCCCATAGGTTCACCATCTGCCGTTGCGGTGCGGCGGTTTGGGCTTCGGGCATTTCCACTGGGAGGCCTTGCGGTAGTGTCGGACCGTGATCGGCCAGACCGGGGTTGGCTTCAAGCACCACTTCGGTTACGCCGGCCGTGCGGCCGTAATGACGCCAGCACAGGGCATCCACGGTGTCGCCTTGTTGAGCGCGGACGGAGACGGCCATCAGATCAATTCCACGGTTGTGCGGCCCAGACCGAGGAAGTCGCGTACGGCCCAGCGCTGGTCGCGGCGCAGTTCATCGATGCTGGGGGTGAGGTCGTCGGCGTTCTGACTGCCGCTGTTGGTGCTGTCGTAGGAGCGGTAGCGTTCGCTGATTTCCGCGCCGGTCGCGGCGTAGATGGCGCGCTGGTACAGGTGGACGAACTGCGAGAGATCGTTGACCTTTTCGGCCGGGACGTCGGCGAGGGTGACGTAGCCTTCGGCCTGCTTGGTGCAGCGCCACTCAGCGAACTCGCGGTTGATGCTGATGGCGGCGGCGATGGTCGCGGTTTCCAGGCGGATCGGGGTGACGCTGGAGTCGATGCGCAATGTGCCGCGCACGTCGTCGAGGTCTATCGAGGGCCAAAAGGGATCGGTGTTGATATGGCCGGTGGGGGACGTGCCGCCCGCAATGAATCCGCTCATGGATCTACGCTCTGTTGTAGGTCGCCGGTGGTCGGGGCTTCACGTTCTGGAGGAGCGGCCTGGCCGATCCGCCCCGAGCCGGCGGGGTGCGTGGGGACGCTCGGTCAGCTACTGGTGGTAGCGTGTTTTTTAAGCAGGCGTTCGGCCCGCTCCAGATCCTTTTTGCCGCCGCAGGCGTCGTGCAGGTCGATGGCCTTCTTCAGCAGGTCGATGCCGGCTTGCACCTGTCCGGGCTGGCCGGGCAGTTCTTCGGTGAGGCTTTCCAAGGTGGCGCGGCCCATGGCGAGGAACAGCTTGGCGCGGGCCTGATCGGGCATGTCTTCGGCATCGGTCAGCTCGGCGGTGCGGTGCAGGATGGCCAACTCGAACGGTTCGCCAACCTTCTGCGCCTTGAACGCGGCGGTCGCGACTTCTTCGGCGACCAGGCAGCCGAGGGTGCGGGCGAAGCGATCGGGCATGACCATCTTGTGCTGCAGCACGTACTGGGCGATGTCCAGGCCACCGGTGAAGTCGCCGGCATCGAAGCGCCAGACCATGACAGTGGTCAGCACTTCATCCTGGGCACCTTGGCCGGCCTCGAGTACGCCTTGCACGTAGGGCACGTAGTCGGGCAGCAACTGGCGTTTGAGTTCGGCCTTGCCCTGGTTCGATTGCACCTGTTTCAGGCGCAGGCGGTCTTGCAGCAACTGATTGAGTTGATGCTCGTAGGCCGTGGCGCCGGCCATGGTCTGGGTGGGTTCAGCCGCTGCCGCCTCGATGGCGGCAGTGACCCGTTGGAAGTGTTGGCGGCAAGGGTTGCTCATGGTCGGCCCCTTACGACGCGATTTCGATGTTTTCAGCGCGCGAGGCGCATTCCAGATCCTCAATCACGTAGGCATCGTTGACCGATTCGTAGTTCTCGACGCGGTCGCGCTTGGCGTTGTCGAGGACGGTGCGACGGCGGCTGCCTTCCTGCCAGTAAATCGACAGGTTTTCCAGCTTGGTCACCAGCAGCCCGCGCGCCGGGAAGTACGGCACACGCACTGCCGGCAGATTGCCCAGGCGCTTCTGGCTGGTGACGATGTCAGCGGCCAGCATCTCGGTCGGGGCGTTGTCCTTGTTGATGATTGGGAAGTACTTGTCGGCCAGCAGCTGCCGACCGCAGATCACCACCAGATCCGGGTCTTCCTGGTACCACGGCGCGATGAACTCTTCGACCATGCTGAAGACCAGGGCGTCGAGGTTGGTGAAGTCCTTGCCGGCGCCGATGGTGATCTTGCCCGAGCCTTCGGCGACTTCCGACATGACCCGGGCGGCGTTTTCGGTGCGCATCTTTTGCAGCCAGCCGACGTTGACGTCCTGACGCAGCGGGTTGGTGGCCGGGTTGGAAGTGGCGGCGCGGTTGATGCCATTCCAGCCGATCAGGATGCGGTCCAGCGCCTGGCGTTTGAGGATGGCATCGCGGATGCGTGCCTGGAAGTCGGGGAATTTGGCCCAGGCATCCAGCTTGCTGTAGCGCAGGTGGGTGTCGAAGTTGGTCTGCGAGCAGAAGTAGCCGCGGTCGTCGAGGGTGGTGATGTCGCTGGTTTCGCGGTCTTTCAGGGTGGTGTCGGTGGTGCCGGCGTTTGGCCCGCCGATGCCCATGCCGATCTTTTCGCCCATCTGCTCGGTCACGCCGTAGATGTTGATCGTGCTGAGGAACTGACTGGATTCCTGCATGCGGGTTTCCAGCGTCTGGGTGACGCTCGGCGCGGTGGCGAACTTGGTGGTCACGTCCGGCACGCTGTGCAGCTTGGCCAACTGGCCAAGGTAGGCGTTGAAGAGGTTGCGGGTATCGTTGCGCATGGGTGTCGTCCTTCGATGTTCGGGGCTTTTGTTCGGGGCTTTGGGTAGGCCGGCTGTCAGCAGTCGGTCATGACCTGGTTGTCGCCACCGGT